ACCGGCGAGAGCACCCCCAACACCAGCAGCATAGTACTGACCCCCAGCGCTAGTAGACCATTTTCCCGCTGCTTTTTGGTCGTCAGCAACGACTGTGTTGGGGAACACCGCTTTGTATTCATCCGAATCAATTAAATTCCTCACTCTCCGTCCAAAGTCCTCCGACAAACCAGCAGTATGCGTGGCCATAATGATTTTCTTTTCGGGGTACTGACCTAAGAAGTATGCAGGAAACAGGTAAGAACTGAACTCAGACTTGCCCATCCTTGGTGCAATGTTAATAATTACGCGTTTTTTCTTGCCTTCAACCACGTCCTGGAAGATTTTAGCTAGCTTGCGGTGCTGGGGCCCTATCTTAAACCCTGGATATACCGCTTTTGCAAACTCCAAAGGCTGGTTTTGCGCTCTATGTAAGTGGTTACGGTGCTCTCGTTCTTCTAAATCCTGCAAAAACAACAGTTTTTCCTCAGTTGTCATGTCCTTTAGCGCCAACTGCGCGGCTAAAGCTTCTTCTGGGGTCAATGTATCAATAATCATTCGTCGTCAAACTGTGGTTTTTCTGCAACAACCTTCTCGACTACCTCAATATCATCAACTTCTACGACATCTACCTTGCCCATGTACTTGCTTAGCTTCTCACGTATGCGTTTTTCTAGCTCTTCGTCAGATACATCGGTGTTTTTAACCTCAACCCGGTCTGTAAACAGTGCCACTTCCGTGACTTTTCCAAGTAACTCTAACGCCTTAAGCCGTATCCGGGCATCCGGATGCTCTGTTTCTTTAACTATCTTTGCCACACTCATAGAGCGTAGCTCGTTAGCTTGCTTTACAAACTCCCACTGGTATCCGCTGACCATAGCCACAGCATTTACGATTTCTTCTGGGACTTGCAGGTTAAGTAACTGGTTTTTTGCGTCGGGGGAGTTGGTAGTTAGGGCCGCAAATGCGTTGGCCACTTGTTGTTCTTGAGCGTTAGATAGGATCTCGGCTTCTTCGTCTTCATCGACAAACTGGTTTAGCCAATCCACGGTTTGCTTTTGGGCGCCAAGAGTTTGGGGCGCGTTTAATTCTTCTATTGGGGTAAACCCGCCCTCACCAGATTCTATATCTGGTACATAGTCAGCAGCTTGTGCTGAAACCAAATGCTCTAAAAGCAAACTAATACCTCCTGGGTTGCGCTGGGGTGGGGCGAATGGTTGTGAGTATACACTCTTTTTTTATTTTGTGATATGATTCTTTTGCGTGCGGCTTTTCCTCCTTCGTTTGGGTCGTGCGTGATTGATTAGTACTTGAACCCCGGGCTTAAAACGTCCGGGGTTTTTTTATTGTGGGGGTGTGTATAAAGTTTGACATGAGTCGTTGAAATTTTTTACAAAATTTGACATTTTTTTGTTTTGTGGCTAAGGAATAGTGATCTAGTGACCATGCCACCATCACCCTAAATAGGTCGGATACCCCCCTAGTGGGGTTGCAATATAGGCTTGACGAAGGGGGGAATAGACCCTAAAGCTATACTGTTTACATGGATAGAAACCTATCCATTCGTTGCCAAGCCGATTCGCTTGGCTTTTTTATTAGGAGTTAAACATCATGGCAACATTAGTAAAAGGAACATACCTCAAGGCTAAGACAGGTGAGGTAATCACATACGACCAATTCGCTTTTGGTATTGGACAGCAAGACCGCTTGACTCTTGAGGAGTCGGTGATATGGCATAAGGATTACCTCAAGTCGGACAAGAAGGACAAGGCTGACTATGCAAGGGAGTGGAGAGTGAACTACCTCATGGGCAATCTTGGAGTGTCAAGCAAGGAGGCGGATAGGATTCTATCCCTGACCAAGACCAAGAGAACAGACGATCAACAGAAGGCTTACATGAGAGCTAATTCGAAGTTTAGTTATCACATTGTGAGACCCGTTCCATCAGGTGTGTCCAAGCAAGTCAAGGTCACAGTTGATCAGGTCGTGGAGTTGTTCGAGCAGTTGAGTAAAGCGGAACAAGCCAAGTTTCTACGGATCATCAAGTAAGCGAGGCTTTACTGCTGTTTCATTTTATGTCAAACCAAAGGAGGTAGTTATGTTTCGCAAAGCCGTTGAGTTGGGTCTAACCGAAAGGCAAGCCCAATTAGTATTAAAAAGTCTAGGTCGCCAGCTACTAGCTGAGGTCAAGGCAAGCCATGAGTGTCATACAAGCGGTGATTACATCATGGAGATTGAGCATCAAAGCACCGCTAGGGTTATCGAGAGTCTTATTGATAGCCTTGCCCACGAAGTTCTAACCGCCAACTAAGGAGGTAGTTATGTTATCAAAGCAACAAGCAAGCCTACTCAAGCACCAAGCCAAAGGTAGGCGGGACAGAATTCTGTCCGAAGTTAAGCCCAAACCCGAACCTAAGCCCATCACAATGGGCGAGGCGTTCCGAGGGTTTGATCTCAATGTTTACAAGCAGGAGAAATTTGAATGAGCATATTCAAAAACCGAGCCATTGAAATACTATGGCTGTATCAAAAAGGCTCACACCCTTTGGCTATCGCAAGAGAACTAAAGATGTCAGTCGTTGAAGTCCTAGATGTAATCAACACAAACCCACTTAAATAAGGAGTAATGTATGAAAACCATCAAACTAACCCCAAACAAAGCCCTCATGCAAGTCATGAAGGAGGGGACACAAGGCAATAGAAGTAATGTGTTCGTGGTCTGTCGCAAGATCAACGGCGAGGTCGGGGAGTTCAAACTCAAGGGCAAGAAACCCCACGCTTTCACCTCACTCAAGGTAGCTACCAACGCATGGCGTAAACTCGTTCAGAGGGACGGCAAGAACTCAAGCTGGGTGATCACTACCTCAGATGAGTTAGCTCGTTCTGAGATGATTTGGCTGTAATGCAAGGCTGTTTCGGATAGGTTTCTATCCCAATTATCTACGAGTGCCTAAAAAACAGGCAAGTTGACAATAGTCCACTTTAATTTGCAAGTGGACACATAGTTGACACCCGCAACCCCAATAGGAATAAGCACATACCACATTCCCAGCACACTTATATATATAAATAGAGAATATAGAATATATATATAAAAGGGTAATAAAGTGGGAATGTATAAAAAAGCCTAGTCCTTTCTTAGTCTTTAAATTGCTGGAATTCTGTATACATCTGTGTCAGAATAGTGGCAAGGCTTATTCTATATGGGGAAACAGGTAGACAACTACTGTGGACAACATAGGTTTGCCAAGTGGACATTAGTCTACTTTTTTGGGTAATCGGGATAGAAACCTATCCGAAAGTGGGTTGTTTGCGAGAGCAAACTGTCCGAGATAGGAGAACACACATGAAGAAACTAGAAAAGCAAGAGCACATAACTTGTGCGAAGTGCGGGGAAACCAAGCCCCGAACAGAATTTAAAAGACGCATGAGTGCGGAGGAATACAGTCGGGTGATAAAGAGGCGAGTAGAAACAGGAACTACGGTCATCAGCTCTTTATGCAAACCATGTCAACCAAAACGCAAGCCCCGCTCAAAGCTCACGCTAAAAGAACTACGCAACAAGATCACCGAGAAAAGAATAAACCCCAAGCTGGGCGAAGCATTGATAGAAGAAAAACGCCAAGCAATCAACAAAACAAGAAGTAGGCATATGCGTGAGTATTGGCAAAAACAAAAGGGCAAGGCACGCGAGGAACTCAAAGCCAAGCTAGATAAAGAGGTGACCAGAGCTAAGAACACCTACCACTCATACTTCAGACGGATAGAAACCTATCCCATAAAAACGACTCGGCAAACCAAAGCGGATACGCCTGAACAAATCCAAGCAATTAAGCAAAAACGCCTAGACCACTTGGCGGTTTTGGAAACTCAATATAGATTAACCAAAGAAAGGAGAGCCAATGAACTAGCTAAGTATGATGAAGAAAACAAGTAAAAAGTAATCGCTCTAACGAGCGAGAAAGTAATCAACCACTAACAAACGAAAGGAGTAAATATGACAGGGGAAACCAAACCCTTCAAACTACCTAAAGCCTACAAGCCACACAACCCGCTTGAGTTTGTAAGAGAACGACCAAACGAATTACCCGAAGGGCT